TGTGTTTATTCTTTCGGTTGTACCTGAATTTGACAAATAACCAATTGTTGCTACATCTTTATTCCTGTATGCTGTTGGTGTAAAGTCTTCAAAATCAAATATTCCGTTTCCTGTGAAATTAAATATTGATGCGCTTTGCCCTGTTGGGTTAGTTGCCAATACACCTGTTAAAGTTGGTATGCCACTTACATCGTACAACTCCCTAAATTCAACATAATATTTTAATCTTGAATTAGTATTAGTTCCAACATCACCTGTAACATTATTAAAATCATAGCTAACATAGTTTTCAAGTACGTTACCTATATCAAAAGTAAGTTGTGCTGAACTTGGTTGCACAGGGTATTTTAACCTTGCTAATGGGTTTGCTGTTCCGCTTGTTTGGTTTACATCAACTATAAAATTAAAGTTAGATTGTGCAGTGTTGTTCGAACTAACTGTGTATGGCACTTGATTAAATGCTGCCATAAATGCGTTTGGTGTTGTGATAATTGTTATTGCCATTACTTTATAATTACTTTATAATTGCTAATTTTATTTTTACTGCCATTTCTTTTGATAGTGCTTTGTTTAGTACCTTTAATCTTTTAGCACCCACCGCAGGTTCTTTAAAATTCATTGGTTTTATTCCACCTATTTTAGTAGCTACTGCCATTGCCATTGCTTCCTTTTCAATCAAGTCTGCTTGTTTCTTTTTATTCTTTCGGATTAAAGTTTGTTTCCTTAATCCCTTGCTGCCTGTTCTTGATATGTATAGTTTAAAACTATTTAGCATATCAGGTGGCACTCCTAAATTCTTAAAACTAAATTGACTGTTAGGTGCTTTTGATTGATTGAATACACCCTTAACACCCTCATCAACAAACTCCCAATAGTATTCACCTTTTATTTGGATTCCATCTTTTATTGGGAATGGATATAATGTACTTGCTAACGTACTTGCTTGCTTTGTTCGTGCTTTAGTCTTTATAATCTTTGACATTATTTCAATTGAACCATTTGCCCAATTCAAGAACACAGCATCAACACCACTCTTTAAATCCTTTGTAAAAGAATCAAGTGAACTGCCATACTTATTGCCTATGTTCGTTGCTGCGCTTGCCATTTTATTTTATCATCTTCACTTTTATCTTTGTAAAATACTAACGTGTTTAAGAACTCTATAATGTTCATATCCTCGTAGTATTCCCACTTACTTCTATCGTTGTTTGCAAGGTTGTTAATCGCTACAATCCAACCCCATTTAGTTTCGAATGTTTGTCCAATATTGGCTTCACTTTCGCCAGTGCTTTCACTGCTTCCTCCTCCAAATAAATTAGGATATTGTCTGCTAATTCCTTGTAGTACCTGCAAAAAAAAAGCATGATAGGATATGCCTGCTCAATTTTCATGTGGTTTAAAAACAAGTCTGCAACCTCTTTATGATTCGCACCATCGTACTTTTTTACCTTACCATACCAATTCTTCTCAACACAAATCGCTGCAAGTATATTGTGAATGTTGTTTATGATATTCGCTTCATCTTTGCAGAACGAAGTTGCATCTATGTACTGTGCTGCTTTTAACTTTTGTGTTTGCCAAATACATTTAAACCTTCTACCCTTAACTTTGAAATCCATTTTAACTCTTGCATTTGGATTTAGGTTTTCTATTTCACTAAATGCTTTTAATGATTTCGTTAACTGTTCAATTGGCATCGATTCAATCTCATCAAAAGTTTTGTTAGTTAATTCCGCTAACAATTTAATGTTTCTATTCAATGGGTCTGTTTCCAACTCTGCAATTGTTTTGCATTTAATAAACTGGCTAATGGTTATTTTCTCAAACTTCATTCTCTTTAATATATAAATTTTTTACTTTTTTGCTAAATTTTAAAAGTAGCATACTTGCCACTCGGTCTATTATTCAACTTGTTTAATGCGAAGTATCTCATGGCATCTATTGAGTGGTTAGAATGGTCTACTGGTTTACCTGTTACCTTTCCATCTCTATCAGTTGCCCATTGGTATGCTCTTAACTCTTTGATTATGTTAGTTGAATTTTGAGTCACATAAAATGGTTCTCGTTTCAATATGTCTATTCCTATTTTAATTGAGTCTGCTCCTTTTGTTGCAGGTGTCATTTGAAATCCTTGTCTTCTTAATTCTTCAATTGATTTAGGTTCTGCACTGTCTGCTACTATTTCGTAGGGTCTACCGATTCCCTCTGACTTCATAAAGTTTCCTATGTCGGTATTAGTCATATTAGTTCGATATAATATTTCATCAAAGTATAGTTGGTTATTCATTTTGTAAACTGCTACTAATGTGGTTGGGTCATTTGTAAATCCAAAATCCATTCCATATCCTAATAACTTTGCATCAATTGGTATTCGTGCTACTTGTTGCCAGTTGTCAAATATAACTCCTTGCAATGAACCGATTTCCCCAAGTCCATATACTTTCCACCAATTTGCCCAATATGAACTTGATTGCGCTTTTATCCTTGCTTGTTCAATATCGTGTACAATTGTTTTAGGTAATGCCTCATTGTCTTTGTAAGTTAATATTATATGGTCTGCATCGTTGTCTTTTAATACTTCGGTATGCGCCCAAAATTCTGATGTTGGATTAAAGTCTAACCATATATCACCACTTGTTCTTATTGCTAACTGATGGTAGCTTTCAAAACTAATGTTGTTAGCCTCGTTGATGTATAGCACATTCCTTCTTGCACCTCGTAGCTTTGATTCTTGCTCTGCACTAAAGAACTCAATATAAGAACCATTGCCAAACTTATAAGTTAATAGTGTTCTGTTCCAATTTGCATCTTGATACCTACCTGTCCATTCCATTATCTTTAAGAAGTCTTTTATCGCACCCCTTCTTAAATGTGGTATTGTTTCACTTACTACACTAATTTCTAAATTAGGATGTTTAGATGCTCTGCCAATTAGTATCGGTAGTATGCCAAATGTCTTACCTGCACTTGTGCCACCTTGAATTACTTTCTTTCGTTTTTCAAGTAGTAATAGTTTACTAATTGCAGTTGTTCTTTTAAACATAAATGCGTTTTCGGCTTCGTGTAGACAAACGGTTTTATTGACTTTCTTTAAAATTGGTCATCGGGAAAAAGTGGCTGTTCTTTAACTGTTACTTCACTCTTATCAGTTAAGCCATTTAATCGTTGCGTAATTGATGTATTATAGATACCTGCAAGTCCTTTTTCTATTTGGTCATTGCGTACTTCTTTCCTTATGCGTGAACAGATGGTTAAATAATCTGAATACTTATTATTAGTATTAGCAAAATAATGGCTTAAATCGCTTATAATCTCGTTTCTCCAACACCATACTTCAAAGCCATCAACTGTTAGTGGTCTTTCGATTAGTTCATAGTCTGCGTTTCCATCCTTTCCTACAAATACGTGTTTCTTTATCGGATTGGATTTAGTTTCGTTTTTGTAATTCTCAAAGTGTTCCCAAAGTTTTTCGGGTGTTTCTACATATTTATTTTTTCCCATTTTTATTTTTATTTATTTCGTTTCCAAATTCTATTATGTATTACGTTACAGATGTAAGTAAAGTTATTATTTTCAGTAAATGGTGGTAAGTATTCATCAACTGCTTTTGATACTGGTTCTATTCCTGCAAACATTCCCCATTTTAAATTAAATCTATTTGCACAGTCATCAATTACTAAATACTTGTTTGCTTTGTTGCAATAGTTTTCTAAATCTGATTTTACTACTTCATATTCGTGACCACCATCTATATAAACTATATCAAAGTTCTTTATTTGTTTTATTATTTTTTCATCAGTTGATAATCCTTTTATAATTTTAGGTTGTTCAAGGTTAAATGATACGTGCAGTAAGTCTATATCTTCTGCATAATTAGATTCCCAATGCCCATCAGTTGTGTCTAATGGTGTTACACCTACTATTTTGCATTCTTTACCTTTTAGCTTCGCAAGCATTCTTATAAGTGCTAATGTTTGCCCTCTGAATACTCCTATTTCTAAAAAGCTAAATGTTTGTGGCATTTCATCTATTATCATTGACCACATTTGATAGAAGGCTCTTTCACCAAATCCAAATGCATTCTGCTCTACAAAGTCCCTTAATGCTTTTAGTTGTTTTACATCATTGGTTTTAGTGATAAATGTTTCGTTTACCATTTCATTCCACTCCGATGTGTTTTGGTAGCTGTCTTGTAATTCTTTTAGTGTATTCATTTTTTAATTAATTAGTTCATATATAAAATTCATGTCTGCTTTTCCGTTTCCATGAATTATAGTTGGTTTAAAGTTATCTTTAGTTATGAATATATTGTTTTCTATTTTGTAATCTTCGGGTAATATTCCACACAATGTCTGAAATACTCTGCACTCGTGGTCAATACCTATGCTTGGATTGTCTAATAGCCATTTAGTTGCTATTCTTTGGTCATCTTCGCTGTCGTGTATTTGTTTTGATTCTATTAGTTTTATAAAGGTTTCTGACTGCATATAATAAGCACCACTATTTAAGAATCTGAATTTTGTATTTGGTTTTGTGTACTGTTCTCTTTCTTCGTATTTAGATAATTGGTCTACATCAGGATAACAATTTACCTCCGAATTAAATAAGCAATTCCAATATATTTTCTTTTTTGTATTTTCAGGTGTATCAAGAAAAAAGCAATCATAAGCATCTACAAATATAAAATCGGTTATATTCGGATTAGCTTTTAAATATTCATAAGTTTTATTCAACTTCGTTCCAAAGCCTTGCCATTGGTTTACTTCAATTATATGATACTGCCAATTAAAGTGATTAAGTGACCTTTCTAATTGGAAACATTTACTACGTTGGTCTGCTACTGTTATTACTATCATAGGTTTTTTTATATTAATTTATAATAAATCATTTTCATATATGCAAAGTTTTGTTTCTTTTAAACTTTCTTTTACAGGTTCTTTAAAACTTACTTCTGATATCTTTTTTAAATACATATAGTTTATTTCTTTATTCATAACAACCAAAGCTAAAAAATCATCATCTTTTATTTTAGTTATTAGTGGGTCTTTTTTTTGAAACACCCAAGAAACAGGAAAGTTACTATTTACATTATGGCTTTTAATATGAATATTTGCACCTTGTAAAGATAAATCAGCATCATAAGATTTATTGTGCTTTTGATATATATTTAAGTCTGGTGAGTTTACTTTTTTTTGTTTAAGTATCAAGAAATTATAAACCATAAATTCAGCAACTTTACCATTGTAAATATCATTAATTATTTTTTCTTTGTCAAATTGATTTCTTTTTTTATATTCTTCTAAAGATGAAAATACACTAAATTTAGAAAACAAATCACATTGTTTTTCTTGGTACTCTGTTATTGTTTTCAATTCGGTTTTCATAGTTCTACTTTTATTGGTATAGTGCCATTTATTAAACCATCTTTGATTTTATAAAACTCTTCCATTTTTTCGCCTGCATATTTACGTTTCCATTCGGTGTAAGCATCTCCACCTACATCAATGTGGTCAATGTCAATATGTGGTAAGAATGCTAATTTATATCCAAGTAGTATTGCTCTTATACAGGCTAACGTGTCATCAAATCCATAAACCCCTGCTTGCATTAATCCACCCATTTTATTTATTAGTTCAGGATGAAACATTTGTACTGTTCCCATTATATCTGCACTTTCTTCTACTACTACCCAGTTGTCGCCTTTCTCGTGTGGCAACATTTTTAGTTCTGTTTTCCAATGGTTACTTGCGTTTGGTGATTGCATCAAGTCCTTACGTTTTAAACCTAATATTCCATAGCCACCAAGTTTCATTGCTAACTCCATTTCTTCTACCCAACCATAGTTGTTTATTACAACATCGTTATCCATTTTGATAACTACTTCGTTTGGTTTACGATATGCCCATGCTTGGTTAATTGCTTTTGCAGTACCTAAGTTTTCAGTGTTGGTTATTACAGTTATAAATTGTTCGTGTTCTTCTAAAATATTTTTAGTTTCTATACATGAATTATTATCTATAACTATTATTCTGTGGTTATTAAAATCAAATGTATTTAATAAACTTTCAATTGTTTCTTTGGTGT